GGCCTCATCGGAAAGAAGTGACGATATGAGCCAGACCGGCGTGCAGCCCGACATCTGGAGCCAGTTGCAGTTGCTGGCCATCTCCGGGGTTGCCGGCGGCGCCTTCCGCGCAGCTTTTGCTCCCAAACAGGAGTGGAGGCGGAGGGTAGTGCAGGGACTGGCCGGCGCAATGGCCGCAGTCTTCCTCGGCGGTGCGGCCGCCGGGTTCATCAATCACATCGTCGATGTTGGCCCGTATGCCTATCTTGGCGCCGGCTTCCTCATGGGGTCGGGCGGCGAGATGGCGGTGCGGGCGATTCAGAACAAGGCGTTCGGCAAGCCGGAGCAGTAGCCGTCAGTAAAAAAGGCGAATGCGCATATATTGCGCGACTCGTTGGACAGTGGGCATATACTTCCTGTTCAACATGGGAGGCGGCGATGCCCGCGAAACCACCGACCACCAACCGCACATCGACTTGGTTTGTCGGCGCAATCGCCGTCCTGGCGATCGCCGCTATCGCGTTTCTCGTCTTCGCGCCGAACCCGACAGCCGGCGCTCAGAGCAGGGCGCCACATGCGACCCCGCATGTTCATCTGTCCTTCGGCGACGAGGTGGGCAGCGGCGTGCATGTCGGCCACGGCTACATCCTGACGGCAGCGCATGTCGCGGCCGGAACGAAGGGGACGATGACACTCAAGTCGTCCAACGGCGGGGTACAGTCCGCAGCGGTGCTGTGGGCTAACAAGCAGTACGACGTGGCGCTGTTACGGATCGAAAAGCCGGCGCTAATCGACGCCGTCGACCTGGACTGCGCCCCGAACTACGACGGCCAGAGGGTCGTACTGCACGGCAACCCGCTCGGTATCGAGTTCCTGAGCTCGGCCGGCAGCATCGTTGGAGAGGCGCGCGAGATCCAGCCGTGGGCCAACGTCGTGCCTGTCGACATGACGGTCGTGCCCGGGCAGTCGGGCGGCGCCGTGGTTGACGAAGCTGGCGACCTGGTCGGCATCGCCGTCGGTGTGGCGACGTACAATCTCGGCGTCACTGGCTTCGGCTTCGTCGTGCCCGCCGCAACCATCTGCATGCTGCTCGCTCGAGCATAAGCGCCCCGCTGCCCGCAAGGGTGGCGGGGATTTTGTTTTTGGGAATGAGGAGTCGCAAAGTGGTCCTGACTATCATCCTCACCGCATGGGCGGTGACATCGGTTGCGGCATTCGCGCTGCTCGTCTCTGATTGGCGGCGGAGGAGCGACGTCACCCGCGGCGACGCAACATTCATGGCTCTCCTGTCCTTGACCGGACCAATTGGCTTGGCGGCGTCTGCCATTGTATGGGTTGCTGGAGGCGACTGGGGTGGTCACGAGATCATCTGGAAGCGGAAGGCCCGCTGATGCCCATGCCCCCCGTCACAGACGAAGTGCTCGCCGAGCGCGTAGCCGCGTACCTGGCCGCCGACAAGAACCAGACCAAGGCCGCGGAAGCTCTCGGCATCGCGCGGGAGACGCTGCAATCAAGCCTGCGCCGTGCCGCTGAGCGCGGCATGCTCGGCACTGCGCCGGTGCTGCCCGGGTTCCGCATCAGCCAGACGACAAGCACGCCAAACGGCGACTTCATCCAGCAGAAGCCGGAGCGCGGCCCGGAATTCGAGGTGCCGGCCGGCCATACCGTCAAGGGCGTGTCGGCCTTGGTCGATGCGGACGGGCGGACGATCCAGCAATGGGTGAAGACGCGGGAGGAGCCGTCCGCGCTAGACATCGCTGAGACGCTCAAGGCGGCGTTCGCTGACTATGAGCCGGCGGCTGAGCCGACTCCCGCGCCGCATGGCGACGAAGACCTGTTAACGCTGATCCCGTGCAACGACTGGCATGTGAACCTGCTGACGTGGGAGCGCGAGACCGGCATCAATTGGGATCTGCGCATCGCTGAGCGCGTGATCGGGCAGGGCATCGAGGACGCAATCAGCCGAACGCAGTGTGCTGGGCTGGCGGTTGTTCTCGGCGGCGGTGATCTGCTCCACTCGGACAACAACGAGAACCGCACGGCCCGCTCCGGCAACGTGCTCGATGTCGACGGCAGACATCAGAAAGGCCTCGAGGTTGCCGGCCGACTGATGGTGCGGACGGTCGACGCGGCCCTGCGCAACAACGACCGCGTCATCGTGCGTGTCCTGCAGGGCAACCACGACGAACACACGTCGGTGGCGATCGGCTACTTCCTGCTGGCCTGGTATCGCAACGAGCCGCGCGTAACGGTCGACGTCGACGCCTCGCTGTTCTTCTGGCACCGGTTCGGGTCGGTGATGCTCGGCGCGACGCATGGCCATACGGTCAAACTCAAGGACATGGCGTCGATCATGGCGCACCGGCGGGCCGAGGACTGGGGTGCAACCAAGTTCCGGTACGTGCACGGATTCCATATCCACCACGCCAGCAAGTTCCAGACCGAAGGCAACGGCGTGATCATGGAGTCGCACCAGGCGCCGATACCGCAGGATGCATGGCACTACGGCGCCGGCTTCCTGTCCGGCCGGTCGGTGCAGACGATCACCTACCATCGGGAATTCGGCGAGGTGTCGCGCGTGCGCGTGGCGATGCTCGACGGCATGCCGACAGCCGCAAACGACAATCACACAGCAGAGGAGCAGGCAGCATGAGTGAGCAGTTCGAGACCAACGTGATCCGCAAGATCTACGACAACGACGACGGCACCTCCATCACCGTCCGCCCGGACACGGACGGGCTTGGGCTGGTGGAGGTGGATGGCGGCGACGACTATGGCCGCGTCGTTATGGTGCCCGCGCTTGCCGTGAAGGTGGCCGAGGCGATGAAGGCGTGCGCCTTGGAGATTGCCCCATGACCTGGAACATCTGGCGCATCAAGAACCGCTGGCTGCGGGCCGCTTTCATGTGGCTCGTGGCGGCCGCACTCGCCGCGCTCTGCCTTGCGGTGGCGCCCATCGCGATCGCAGTTCTGGCCGTCATTGGGGCGGCGTCCGGGCTGGCTGGCTTCTTCCGCAGCTTTCGCGACGGCGCCAGCGAGTGGCGGGACATCTTCGGTACAGCCTGGGCGGCGATGACCGGGCAGGATGCGCCGGGAGGTGCAGCATGATCATCCCGCCCAAGAAAGATGGCTGGATGCTCCAGTCGGACTTACGTCGCGAAGACCAGGCCCAAGCCCACGTCGAGGGCGTGCGGTTTGGCGACTGGATGCAGACCTACACCGGCCGGCAGTTCTGGCCGATGGATCCTCGCGCTGAGGAAGTCGAAATCGCAGACATCGCGCACAGCCTCGGGATGCAATGCCGGTATGCCGGACACTGCACCAACTTCTACTCGGTGGCTGAGCATAGCGTGCACGTGGCTCGCTGGCTGCTGGCGAACGGGCATGACCGCCTGACAGCCTTGCAGGGGCTGCTCCACGACGCGCCGGAGGCCTATCTGGTCGATGTGCCGCGGCCGGTTAAGCCGTTCCTGCCTGGCTACAAGCAGGCAGAGGCTCGAGTGTGGGCGGCCGTAGCCGAGCGGTTCGGCATCCCGGTTACGCTGCATCCAGCAGTGCACGAAGCCGACAACCGCATCCTTGGAGACGAGCGGGCGCAGAACATGGCGAGGTCAGCGGCCGAGTGGGCAGATACCGGCGCTGAACTGGGCGTCATGATCGAGTGCTGGCGGCCGGCCGAGGCGCCGGGACGTTTCAGCGAGATGTTCTACGACCTTACGGAGGTGGTGTGATGTTCATGCAAGACGACGGCAGCATCACCTCGGCTGCAACCAAGAACCCGGCGGTTGGGTATCTTCATGCCGACGGTCAGGTTCGCTACCATCCCTTGGACAACGCAGGCGCACGCCTCGCCACCGTCACATTCGACGAGCTCGTGCCGCGCTACACCCCGCCGCCCCCTGCGAACGACAACGGCAGCACGCCCCGAGTGGTCGGACTTTGCGGCCCAGCAGGCAGCGGAAAGTCGACCGTGGCGCAGTACCTGGTGGACAACTTCGGCTATACGCGGGTGCGGTTCGCTGGCCCGCTGAAGGCCATGTCGCGCGCCGTCGGGCTAACCGATGCTCAGATCGAGGGCGATCTCAAGGAAGTCCCGTCCGCACTTCTCTGCGGACGGACGCCCCGCTACTTCATGCAGCGGCTGGGCACCGAGTTCGGCCGCGACCTGATCGGCGAGGATTTCTGGGTCGGGCTGTGGGCGCGGGACGCGCGAGACGTGCTGGATGCAGGCGGCAAGGTAGTCGCCGACGACTGCCGGTTCGAAAACGAAGTCGCCACCGTGCGCGAGCTCGGCGGGCAGATCGGGTTGCTCCGCGGTCGGGGCGGGCTTGCCGCGGCACATGCCAGCGAGTCTTTCGTGCCACCGGATCCAGACTTCGTACTCGACAACGCCAGGTCGCCGACCGACCTGTACTTCCAATTGGCCACCTGGCTCCGCCACGCCGCCTAACCAAACCCCGCCCACCACCACGCCCCAGCGTGAGCCGGGGCGTTTTTTTGTTCTCTCGCTGCGCCATTGCCTCTTGCGTCCCGCCACAAAGCTGACATGTTTACGCCGGGCGTCAGAACCCGGACCGAAGATAGGAACACACGGCAAGCCGCGCATCGCGTCTGCCTGCTGTGACCGAACATGGGATGCGCATTGGCGTGCGCACCAACCAGGCTGCATTTGCGGCCGGGGGCGGTGTGCACATGTCCAGACGAATCCGCGACGCGGACTAGTTAAAAGCCCATCGGCCTGTCTCTTCGGCAGGTTCTGAACCCCCGGCTACCGGCCGGCGTTGGGGTCGGAGAGGTTTGCGCAGGTAGACAAGGAACGCACGACGATAAGTAAATAGGTCTTTTTGACCTATACACATCATAAGAAAATCCATTGAACGACCAAGACATATTTTTTGGCCGGCGCGGGGTTGCTTTGCGCGCCGATGAAATAGCGCAATTCAAACTCAATTGCCCCTAATTCCGTAAGAGCATTATTTGTTCACGAACCCCGACCGTGATGCGTCGTTCAGGAGGGGTAGAAGCGATGGATACTGGCGAGTGTGATTCCTGCATCTACAGGCTGAGGGCGCGCGAGGAGGCGCGGCGACTGTTGCGGCTGCTAATGGCGGCCGGCTCTTTGCGGGATGAGGGGAAAGGATATCTGACATTCGAAAGCGAGATCAGCCCGCAGCAGGCGCAGGTTCTATGTCAGTGGGAGGCGGCATGCGAGGACTGCGAGGACAGCCATGATCAGGAGGACAGCTTTGACCGGGAAGAGGATCGTAGCTTGCCCTGGCAGGAATGGCCGCCACCGGTGGAGATGAAGAAGGTCGCTTAGCCTGCGCTGGTGGCCGCGCTGGCGCGAGCATGGGCACAAAAAAGGCCCGCAGCAACGTCTCTGCGGGCCAAGTGGGCGGCTTGGGAGGGGCGCCGCTAAAGGATCCAGGCGGCTCCGTGGAGGTGACGAACGGAGTCGACGGCTGACTGAACATCGTCGACGCAGGCTGCGAAGAACGCCTTCCAGTCCTTGCGGTCGAGATGGTGGCGACGGTGCTCGATGCTTGCGAGCGTCCCGTCCAGGTCAAACACGACGAACATCCGGTCAGTCCTTCTTCTCAGGTTGCGGCTGTGGTTCGGGTTGCTGTTCCGGCTGCGCCATCTTCTTCGGCGGCCGCTTCACCCAAACGCCGTTGTGGTAGAACCCCGTCGATCGGGGTGACCGTAGGCGGCGCAGGGTCTCGGCCGCGCTCAGCGGGTAGCCGAATTGGTCGGTGTACGCGTCAGCCAAACCACCGCACCCCCATGATTGCGCCGACGACATAGATCGTCAGCGCGACGCCGAAGGTCGTCACGATGAACTCGGCGATGGACATCGGGAAGATGCCGGGGTTGCGGGATCTCACGCCGCAACCGGCAAGCGTGCCGCCTCCTCGTTCGCATTCGCGTTGAGCAGCGCGACGATCCGCTCTGCGAGCTCGGGCTCGAACGCCGGCGTCATGGTCTTGCCGTCGCTGTGGATGCTGGCGATGCTGCGGCCCGCCTCGTCGAGGATGACGGACGCGTCGGCTTCGGGGTTGTGGACTACGCGGTACATTCTGGCTCCTCATAAATGCGAATTCGAATGATTGTGGACGAGCGAATTACGACCTGGACCACACGTCTCCACGCTCATCGGTGAACGTAGCTGGCCTGGACCGGACGAACGCTTCGTCGATTGCGAGAATTTCGTCGACGTGGCGCTCGATGATGGGAACCAGGACAGGATCGAGTATCTTGTCCGCGATAGCGTGCGGGTCGAACAGAACCCACCGGCCGTTCCTCTGCGTCAGTTCGCCCCTGAGGTAACGAGTGCCGTAGTGCGTTGAGCGGGCGTCGATCTTGAGCGTGCCGCGCTCCACCAACGAGACGGTATACGAGCGCCTGAACTTCGGTCGCTCCTCCCTGTGCGCCTCAACAGATACGGCTGACCGGCTGGTTCGTTCTGTGGCATCGGTCGGCGCATCGAAGGTGAAGTCGTCGTTCGTCGCCGCACGAGCGTTGCGCCACTTGCCGAAGATACCCATCACGCACCGCCCTTCACGCGCTCGGCGAGCATGGCGTCGGCAAATTCGTAACGCAGGATTGCCATCGCGCCCCACAACTTCAGCCGTTCGGCCGGAGAGACCGTGGCGTCCAAGCCAGCCGCCTGCTGCGCCATTCCCCAGTCGACGGGCGCCTGCCCAGCGAAGTGGTCGCGCAGACTCATGCGCTCCGCGGGGACCGGCTCCGGGTTCTTCCCGAAATTCACGTCGATGCCCGTCCTCATTCATCCCTCCTTGGTTGCCACCAGTTTGGCCGGTGGCCCGCCTCCGGCGTTGCGGCCGGTCGCTGTTCTCTCGCTGCAACAGTCCGCGCGCCTCGCGCTGCCTTCACATGCTCGCCTCCTGGGTTGGCCGTTAGGCCGCGGCGCTCACATCTGCGCCGATGACTCACCATATGCGAGTTCGCCTTTTTGTGTCAACAGGCAAGGCGATATATGCGAATTTATGGAAACAGCCCAGACTCAAAAACGGGCCAAAACGGTTTGCAAACCTACAGCTAACCTACTGAATTTTCGACATGACCCAAACACAGGGTTTGCCGAAAAGATGAGTATAATCAATGACTTGCACCAGACTACGAATCTGGGGGTCAGGAGTTCGAATCTCTTCGGGCGCGCCAAAAACCTTAAGCAAGATCAATGGGTTGGGTTTTTGGCTCCCTGCGCCGCTTGTGACGGTTTGCAGCCCGTTTGCAGGGGTTCGTTCGCGGACTGTTCTCATATCCGCGCATGTCACGATTCCTTCGCCGCTGGCAACGCCGCCTCAAACTTCGCGATCGCGTTCTTCGCCATACCGCTAGTCCGCGCCAGGTACTTGTCAAGAATCTCTTGAGCTCGCCGCAGACTGTGCCCAGTGATCGACGCCACCTCGGCCACGGTGCAACCGGCTTCGAACAGCATCGTGACCGTGGTGCCGCGGATGTCGTGGAAGTGAAGACGCAACTTCGGATCCGCCTTTACGCCCAACGATTCGTCAGCAACGCCGGGCAGCTTGGCAGCCTCGTACACCTCGTCCCATCGCCTAGCGAAGTAGCGTTTCTGGAACGCCATGCCGGTCTTGGTAAGCAGGATGAGCGCCCCCCGTTTAGGTGCTGCGTCGAGCGTCGCCTTAAGCGCGGTCGTACACGGCACCGTTATTAGCGGCGCCTCCTTGCCGCCTCGCCTGGCCTTGCCCTGCCGCAGCTTGATCGTCGTGCCGTCGTATTGGCTCCAGGCCATCTTGCGGATGTCCGCCTGCCGCTGGCCGGTGTGTAGCGCCAGCACTAAGGCTAGCTGCATCTCAGGCTCGGCGGCGGCCATGAACGCATCGACGTGCTCTGGCAGCCAGATCATGTCCGAACGGTCGCCCTCGTAAGCCCGCTCGAACGTATCTAGAACGTTCGTCTCGAGGTTGGAGTCGCTGGCTGCCCACGACAGGACTCGCGCTAGTATGGTGACGCGGTTGTCTGCCTCGCGCGGCTTGGTCTCCGAGAACTCATCGTGCCATTCGAGGACATCCTTGCGAAACGATTTGCTCGCGAGCGCGTCGAGAGGGACGTCGCCGAACTTGCCGTCCCAAAACTTGAAGATGCGCCGGTACTCCGTCTTTGTGCTCTCGGCCAGCTTGCGCCACTTCTGGGTCTTTTCGAAATCACGGAACAGGCCCGTGAGTTTGCCTCTCTTCCGCTCTGTCATTTTCGCTTCGGCGGCAGCGAAGGAGGCATAGAACTTTGGCGTATTCGGCTCGCCCTCCAGGGGCGTGCCGGTGGCGCGATGGTAGTAGTGGGTGCGAACTTTCCCGTTTGCGAGTTGCCGCTTGACCTTGTTCACACCAGGTGGATTACGCGCGGTTCTTGCGGGCATTCTCTGCTTTCCACTTCTCGTATGGATCTAGACCAACGTCCACCGCAGCCACCTTACCATTGATAGCATCGCGGATCGCGTCGCGGCTCCAGCGGCGGGTGCCATGTAGTGCGGGCGGCACGATGCCTTTGCGCACCCAAGCATCAAAGCCGGATGGCGTCAGCCTGCACATGTCGGCGGCTTCCGCCCGCGTCAGGACGAGCGGATAGTTATCGTTGGCCGCGCTCATGGTGTGTCTCGGGATAGGGCGCGGTCGGCGTCGATACGAGCGGACTCGGCCCGCTTCCATGACTGGTACTGCTGGTCGTTGTCGAAGATCAGCCGCCGCACGTAGCGCTCGATCACGGGCAGCGTCCAACGATCTTCCGGGTCTCTCGTCTCTCTGCTCATGGTGTGTCCCTCAGGGCGAGACGGGCGGCGATGAAGTCGGCGAAGGTGACGCGCGGCGGGGTGGCTTCCTCGCCTCTGTGGGTGATCCGGCCGGCCATGATCGTGTCTTCATCGAAGTTGATGGTGTCGGCCAGATAGTCGTCGGCCAGATCGGCAAACGGCTTCAGCGCCTCTTCCAGCTTCGCGACCTGGGCTTCGGCGGCTTCGGCGCGGGCATCTAGTGCCTCGATGCGGTCTGCTGCCTCAGAAAAGACCCGCCCATATGCGATCTCTCCGGGGCGATCATCGAGGTACTCGACTTCCGCCCGCAGCCGCTCCACGAGAGCTCTGGTGTCGGTCATGGCGAGGGCTCTCCATTGTAGTTTGCGAACGCCCACGGTGTGCAATCTGGGCAGAACCAGCGGCGCTTGCGGCATGTCCAGCCGTAGCGGGCAAGTGCTGCAAGGGCCTCCTGACGGGTGCGGCCGAGGCCGAGGTTAGCCTGCTCGCACTTGCGGCAATGAACCTCGTAGGAAGCGAGGACAATCCCGTCGATGCTCGCCATCTCACTGCCCCCGACCAGATGGAGGATTGGGAAGGGCGGCGGTGAGAGCGGAGTTGATTTCCGCGATCTGCTCCTGGTGCTGCAATCGCGCCCACTGGTTGCCGTTCGGCCCGTGCGACGGTGGCTGCTTGCTCAGTGCCTTGTCCTCGGACTCGTGCCATGTGCGCGCGGCCTCAAGAGCGTTGCGCAGGGCAGCGGTCGCCTCCGTTACCTCGCTCCTGACGGGTGAGGTGTAGAGGGACCGTTCTAGCCACGCCAGAGGCTCGGAAAGCCCCATCTCGCCCCATGCCTCGTCACCCTCACGGATGCAGAAGCCCACTATCCGAGCGCCGGGAGTATGCGGATCGGGGATACAGACGCGCTCCTTCGGCCACGCCACCGGCTCAGCCTCTACCTCTACGGCGGGAGGGGCTGCGGCGAGCGTGTAGACCGGCACGATCTCATACAGGTCGCGGTCCTCAAATGGGATGACACTGAGGTCTGTAATCAGTCGCCACTGCCGTCCATGAAGGTGCTTTTCCCGTACGCGCCAGCCTGCCTGGTCCTCTACGGCTGTAGCCACGAGGGAGGATTGGATGCGGGAGGCGGCGATAGCGTTGTATGCGCCGATGGCGGCAACGAGAGCGTCGAAGCGATCCTGCTCCAAGTCGTCTAAGTCGCCTTCCCATGGGCAGGCAATGCTGATGCCGCGATTGCAGAATGCCTGCGCCGCAGCAGTCAGGGCGAACTTGCGGTCCTCGCCGGATAGCACCCCAGCGGCGACATGCTCCCCTGCTTGAGGAGCGAGGGCGGAGAGGTAGGCTGAGACGATCTGTGCGGCGCGCGTCTCGTGAACGCCGAGCGCGTACCCTTCGGCAACCGCCGCTTCGAGCGCCTTCGGCTCAAGATCAACCCTGTTCATTGCTGGTCTCCTGGGTGAGGGCGCGGGCCTTGATCGCGGCCATGATTTCCTTGACGGTCGTCCACGGCACGGTCACGTCTTCCAGCACCAGTTCGCCTTCGCCGTCTTCGCCTGCGTTGGGGTCCCACTGTTCAAGCGGGAAGGTGAACTCTCCGATGTACGCGGCTTTTGTGTCGCCGCTCGGCTTCACCGCCTCCTCGTACTTCGCCAGCTTGGCGCGTGCGGTGAGGAGTTCGGCGACTACAGCCTCATGGTCGCGGTCAGTTCCACGGCTGCATTCTATCTCGGCCAGCCGCTCGTCGCTCAGTTCGCTCATCGGGCTAGGATGGTTCATGGGTAAAGCGCCTCCCGCGCTGCAACCGACTCCCCACACCATATGCGAACGCGCCTATTCGGTCAACCATAAATGCGAATGCACATTTCGCTACATGCGCGTATATGCGCCGGCATGTGCGCCGGCGCACCCGATCCTACTTCTTCTTGGCGCGTGGCTTCGCTGCTGCCTTGCCGATCGGCGCCGCCTCGCCGGTTGCGATGCGTGCGACGTGCACGGCATTACCCACCACGTCGGCGGGCCGCCTCTTTTGCTGTTGCTTGCGGCTAGCCTCGATCACCAGCGAGGCGACGACGATGCCGGACACCACCACTTCCTCGCCGTTGTTATACGGTAGCGGGGCCTGGTGCTCCGGGTCGTGGGAGCGCGGCCACAACCACTTCTTGCCGTCATCTTCGATAACGAGCTCTTTCAGCGTCGCCTCGACCAGACCGTGCTTGTCCTTGCGAATGACGATCACGCGGTCGCCGTGCTCCGGCTCGCGGTACGACATGGTGGACGCCGCGTAGACAGTTGTGCCTTCCGGGTAGACCAGGTTCATGCTTGTACCGGCGACTTCGAACGCCTGGAGTTCGAGCCGGCTAGTCGGGACGCCGTCAATTACACTGGGGATCGGCGCCTCTATCATTCGCTGATCATCCTCCGGGATCTCGACGGCTTCCCGCCAATTGCCGGCCTGCAGGACGCCCACGAGCGGCACGCGGCGCTGGCGGACCGTGGACTCGCCGAGTTTAGGCATGTCCATCCACTCGTGCGGCTCGACGCCGGCGATAGCGGCCAGCTTCAACATGTTCTCGGCGTCGGGCTCCTGCTTCCCACGCTCCCACTGCGAAACTGTGGATTGGAGTACGCCACCTAGCTTGGTGCCAAGCTCACGCTGCTTCAGGTTCATCTGAATGCGCAGGTCTTTGATTTTCTTTGCAATTTTTGTCATTGCCGGTCCCGTTCTCTGCATTCCCAGCATGCGTTTACGCCTATCACGCGCACGTGTCAAATGAGAATTCGCGTTTTATGGGCTTGCGCGACTCATGCGAATTCGCCTTTATGGTGCGTATTGAAGTTTTGGCGGGCTCAATTTCCAAAGGAGGAAGAATTGAAAGCACCGGATAGGTGGGCGGGTACTTTTGCACTTTTAGACCGCGTGAGGATCGCGGTCTCCGGTGAAGAGGGGGTCGTCGTCGCGGTCTGGATCAGCAACCAGTACACGGTCCGCTACTGCCAGGCTGACGGCGTTGCTGTCGAACGCGTGTGGTCGGCGGATGCTCTGGTGCCGGTGGGTGGGGGCGAGGTGGTGAAGCTGCGGGCCGTCGACACGAAGGCGGTGTCGTGATGGCGACGGTGGTAAGCCTAGCCGACTTGGTCGGACAGCACGTCTTAGTCACCGCTCCCAACCTGATGGTGCGGCACCCCTTCGACCCCGATGCAAGCGGCGTGGCATTCACGCTGGATGACAAGTCGTACCTCGCCTTTGAGGACCCGAACGACAACTACCGCAGCAGTCTTGGCGTTCTCTTCTGTTTTGCCGGCGATCTGTATCAACTCGGTGGATTTTACCCTGAGTACGTCAGGCTTCCGGTTCTGGCTTCAATGAGCGCGAAGCCGGGCGACGATATCTTGGAGTTGCGCGACCAGGCCACCGGTCAGGTTGTGTTCCGCATCGGGACCGCCAACACCGACGACTACTACCCGTACTACGTCGCGTCATGGACACCCGTGGGGGCAGCATAATGGCAATCAACTGGAACCAACTTCGCTCAACCGACGACACCGACCCGCCCATCATCACGCTGTACGGCGGCGAGGGGCTGGGCAAGAACACGCTGGCGTCTGAATTCCCCGGCCCGCTCTGCGTCCAGACCGGCCCGAACGAGCAGTCGCCCAAGGGCGCCACGATGGCCACGCTCGGCCTGTCGGAGTCGTTCCAGGACGTGATCGACCAGGCGGACTGGTTCCTGCAGGTCGGCGCGCCGGATGAGGGGCTGTTGACGTTCGTCGTCGACACGCTCGATAGCCTTGAGCCGCTGGTCAACGCCGAGGCGTGCCGGCGGAACGGGTGGGCGAACATCGAGGAACCCGGCTTCGGGAAGGGCTACGTCGCCGTCAACGACATCTGGCGCGAGTTCATCAAGAAGATGGTCGAGATCAAGAAGGCCGGCTTCAACGTCGTGCTGCTCGCCCACTCCAAGGTGAAGACGGATCCCGGCGTCACTACGGACAGCTACCCGCGCTTTCGCCTGAACCTGCGAGACGACGCGGCGAACGCGATCGCCCACGCCTCCGACATCGTCGGCTTCCTGCACCAACGGGTGTCGATCAAGAAGGAGGACGCCGGCTTCAAGAAGACCAACGCCCGCGGCGAAGGCAGCGGCGAGCGCATGATCGCGGTCGAGGAGCGGCCAGGGTTTGTCGCGAAGAACAGGGCGGAAAATATGCCGGCCACCATCCCCTTCAAGAAGGGGCATGGCTACACCGAGATTTCCAAGTACGTGCCGGCGGCTCGGTCGCCTGTGGCTGTTTCCGATCAAGACGAAACCGAAACTAAGGAGGCATAGATGGGACGATATGGCATTGGCGCACGAGTGCGCGACGACGACGGTGATACCGGCGT